GGAACACCTTCAGCTGCACTAGCTATTACAACATCACCATCACAACAAAATATTGGTCAGTTGCAATCATACATAACAAGTGTCACAACAAGTAGTGTGGCAACCACATCAACAAGTACACAATTTAAGAATTCGTCAAGTCCATAATATGATAGCAAAACCAGATTTTTTTACTGCATGGACAGAACCTGAATCCGCAGCCAATTCACAATATCAACCGGTATACCCATATAACCATGCAACACAGACCACCAGTGGTCACTCATTCGAATTGGATGATACTCCAACGAGGGAACGAGTACGACTAGAACACCGCACTGGTACTTTTATTGAAATGCATCCTAATGGTGACGAGGTGCATAAAATCATCGGTGATGGTTATGAAATTATTCTTAAAGATAAGAATATGTTGGTGCAAGGTAAACTTAATATCACAGTTATTGGTGATGCCAACTTCCATATTCAAGGTGATAAGATAGAACAAGTTGATGGTAATGTAGAACAACACATCAAAGGCAACTTTACACAAACTGTAGAGGGTATGGCAACATATACCACACAAGGTGACACACGTATTGTTGCTGGTGGCATTGGTGTTAGTGGTCTTAAAATTACTGCACCAGTTACATCGATAACTGGACAAAATATGTCGGTCAATGCAGACTTTGTGGCTGAAAAGATTACATCAAGAGGTAGAATTGATGCAACCACTGGTGTCAGCGCAGGACCATTAGGTTTTGTAACTATGACTGGTGGTGTTTCTGTTGGTATACCTGAAGCAGTTCCAACAGAAATCAATGCAATAGGACCAATCAACTCTTTGGTTTCTATGTCTGCACCATTAGGACAATTTGCTGTGATGCAGGCAGTGTGGGCATATGATACAGTGAATCTATCGATGCACAATTCACACATTCACATCTCACCAAAAGGACCAACTGGTCCTCCAATTCCTTTGGAAATAGGAGCTTAATATATTATGAGTAGCATTTACGCAAGATTGGGATTCAATTCTAGTGATCCAACAACAAACGCAACTGTATCAACTTACAACAGTAACGTACAGACACAGTTGGCCATGGTGCCACCATTACTAAAACCTTGGCAAGCAAACGCCGTTGGTTCTGGAGCTGTAACCAATTTGTTTCAAAATCCAGTGGCCAACATAACACAAAGTATCTGGAATGTTTCTAATACATTGGTTGTGTTGGCAAATAATCTAACATCTTCCGTGTCTGGTACAATTACCACACAATTGGCAAATGTAAATACAAATGCATTGTTGATATCTACCACTTCAGCAAACGCATATCTTTACATAACAAACAGACAATCTAATGTTGTTCCACCAAACTCAGATAATGTAACACCACACTACGTTTCAGCCATTTCTCAAAGTAAAACATTATCTTACTTGGTACACCAGTCTGACGGTGTGCAAAACAACTCTGTTATTATGGGTAACTTTACAAGTATTACTTTGGGTAACACTTTAACTTCATTGTATAACACAATGAATACAGTTACAAATATTTTAAAGACAACAATTACTTATGGTGTCTCAAACACAACATCAATTGATGCAGCAAATGCATCATTATTGGCAAATTCTGTATATGGAATTAACCAATTAATGACTGTATACCCAGCACAAGATACACAGTTTTTCCAAAATTCAGCAAATGTTTTGAATGATTTTGCATCGGTAACTCAATTTAGTAACTTAGGACAATCACAAATGTATTTGTTAACAAATTATATTGGCACAGCCAACCTAGTCTCCAATTTGAACTCATAAATAGTAGATGGCAAATTTACAAAAAATATACGCAGACCTGGACTTAACGTTCAGAAAATTACCAGGGACAAGAGATGTGGCCTTGCGTTATGACGAGCAGGCCGTAATTGCATCTGTTAGAAACTTACTGTTAACAAATTTCTACGAAAGACCTTTTCAACCAGATGTGGGTTCTAACTTGACTGCATTGTTATTTGAACCTGCAACAAACATTACTGCTAGTTTATTGTCAAATGAAATACAAAATGTCATTACAAATTATGAACCTAGAGCAACAATACAGAATATTTTAGTAAATTTAACACCTGATGGTAATGGTTTCCAAGTGGAGTTGAGTTTCTTTATTGGCAACAATACAATACCATCTAATGTAAATCTTCTTCTTCAAAGGTCCAGATAATGGCATCTAATACACAAATTCAAGTTGCAAGCCTAGATTTTGGTGGCATCAAGCAAAACTTTATCAACTATTTGCAAAACCAACCTAATAGTCCATTTAAAGACTATAACTTTACTGGTTCAGCAATGTCCACACTATTGGATGTTTTGGCTTACAACACACAATACAATGCATTTTACTTGAACATGGTCGCCAACGAGATGTTCTTGGACTCGGCACTACAACGTTCTTCTGTGGTGTCACATGCAAAGTTATTAAATTATGTTCCTCAGTCTGCAATTGGTGCTGTCGCACAAGTTAATGTGGCATTCACCAATGTGCCAACGGGAACATACACACTTACCATTCCACAATACACCAATTTTTTGTCAGAACCAATCAATGGTGTGAATTATAACTATGTGACGATGGATTCCACTACAACTTCGGTGACAGGTGGTAATGCAAACTTCTATGCACTTGAAATCAAACAAGGTACACATCAAAAATATACTTTTACAGCTGATAGTATAGGAAATCCAACTTCTTTGTTTGACATTCCTGATCCAAATATCGATACATCTACAATGGTTGTATCCGTATATCAATCATCTTCAAATAACAAATTTGAAATCTTTTCACCAACATCAAATTATTTGGAATTGACACCAAAAAGTCCAGTATACTTCTTACAAGAAGCTGTGAATGGAAACTACCAAATTTATTTTGGTGATGGTGTATTGGGACAACAGTTGAGTAGTGGCAATATCATTGTTATTGATTATATTTCAACCAATGGTACCGCTGGTGGACTTGCAAATAACTTTGTTTTAATGGACAGTATTGCAGGTGGTGCAACAGTTTCAACATATTTGACAGCAACACAAGGTCAAGATAAAGAAGCAATTGAATCCATTAAGTTTCAGGCACCTAAAGCATTTGCATCACAAAGTCGTGCAGTAAGTAAGAATGATTATATCACAATCTTACAACAAAACACATTAGGAATTCAGTTTGATGCTGTTTCAGTATGGGGTGGAGAAGAAAATACACCACCTGTTTATGGCCAAGTTTTCATTTCTTTAAAACCAAAGGGTGCATACGACTTAACCGAAACACAAAAGAGTTTGATTATCAACAATGTTCTAAAACCAATTAGTGTTGTTACAGTTGAACCTACAATTGTTGATCCGGATTATGTTTACTTGCAAATTGCAGCAAACGTTTTGTATCAACAATCGCAAACAACATTGACACCAGGTTCTATGCAGGCGAATGTCACCTCGGCAATCTATGGTTATGCAGCAAACAACCTAAACACATTCAATGCAACATTCAGCTCATATGAATTATTGAGTGCCATCAATGCAGTTGACAGTTCTATTGTAAGTTCAGATTTCACTTTGCAAATGCAAAAGAAATTCTATCCAACTTTCAATGCACCAGTAACATACAACTTGTATTTTAACACATCAATCAAAAGAGGAACATACGGAAGTACACTAACAAGTAATCCAGGTTTCACGATTATTGACCCAAATAATCCAAGTAACACAATCGATAACGTGCTTTTGGATGAAGTTCCATCAGCAACAAGTAATGTTGAGTCGGTTTCGGTTGTCAATAGTGGTTACAACTACACAGCAACACCAACTGTTGTTATCACAGGTGACGGAACAGGCGCTACAGCAGTTGCAACTATGATTAATGGTTATGTTACAGCAATTACTGTCACAAATCCTGGTACCGGTTATACATCAGCTACAGCATATATTGTTAATGCAGCTGGCGATACATCAGGTACAGGAGCTTCTTTGAGTGTTGTGTTAAATAACCAATATGGATCAATCAAAGCATACTACAACGATCCAGTCAAAGGACAAGTTGTTGTGGGTTCAAATGTTGGTTCAATAGATTATGTAAACGGCATAATTACGTTGTATGGTTTTTCTCCCGTTGATATCCCACAAAACCCATTGGGTCAATTATCAATAGGTGTGCAACCAACAACAACAATTATTCCATCATCATACAACAGAATCGTAACGATAGACCCATATGATTCAAGTGCTGTCGCAGTTATTGCAAACGCTAAAAGAAGTTAAGTAAATGATACAAAGTAATCAGAAGACCTCGTTACTGGTTCCTTATCAACTCCCTAAGTTTATTAGTGAGGATCCAAACTACGAAAATTTCACTTTGTTCCTTAAAGCTTACTATGAGTGGCTGGAACAAAGTGGAAACGTCCAGGACGTAGCAAAGAGTCTGTTGGAATATATGGACGTGGATACAACCACGGAACAGTTCCTACAGTATTATGTTAACGACTTCATGGCTTATTTTCCACAAGAAATACTTGCGGATAAAACAAAAGCAATCAAGATAGCAAAACAACTTTACCAGAACAAAGGTAATCCTGCGTCTTTTGAGTTTTTATTTCGAATTCTATACAACTCTGATGTTGACTTTTTCTATACTAAAGATGCGGTGTTCAAAGCTTCATCAGGTAATTGGTATGTACCGAGAAGTTTGAAATTAGCCACAAATGATCCTAATTTTTTAGCAATTAGCAACCTAAGATTGCTTGGACAATCATCAAAGTCTATTGCAACAGTTGAAAATGCAACATATGATGGTAAAAAGACTGAAGTATTCATCTCAAACATTGAACGATTGTTTCAATCTGGAGAATATGTTACAGTAGTTGATAATAGTAATCAACCAGTGTGGTTCTTGAATGACCAAATTGTTCCAGCAGGAACATATGGTGCAGAAATTCTGTCAGCACTTATTGTTGGTCAAATTAGCCAAATTCTTATTGACCCTAAAAACAGAGGGTTAAACTACGTTACCGGTGACCCCGTTGTTATCTATGGTGGTTTAAACCCTAACGTTGCTTTTCCTGTTGGTGCAACAGCATTAGTTGGTTCTGTCGAATCTGGTGGCGTTACACGTGTTACAGTTGAAACAGGAGGTTATGGTTATTCAAATACTTCTCAACAACTAACACGTTCTGGTGCATCGAACACTCAAATTACATTTTCAAATTTGGTTGGTCCCACAACAACAAGTAAAGTTGCAACACCTATTGCCGTGGTCGGCGGTGGTGACCCAGCAGGTTATCAATTAGCATCATTCATTCCTATTGATAGCATTTACTATAAATTAAATTATTACATTGGCAATATTGCATCTAGTTATGGTGCAGTACAATCATATTCAAACACAACAGATACTTTCACCACAAACGACCCATACAACTTTGCAAACACATACTCTGGTGGTATATTTCATGCTAATGCAAATACCACATTAGCAAATGCATTTACATTTACATCGTTTGGAACATATCCAATATCTTCTATCGTGGTTGAAGACCAAGGTAGTGGTATGAGTCAAGCACCTTCAGTATCAGCAACTGCCGAATATACAACAGACTTTGTTGAACCTGTTGGTTATTCAACTACCGACATACAGAATTTAGGTATTCTTGCTAAAATTCAAATTGTAAATCCTGGTCAAAATTATGCAAACGGCGACACCTTAGTTTTCATTGGTGGTTCAGGCCGAAGTGCATATGGTAATGTGAAAGTTAATTCTGCTGGATCAATTGTGACAGCAAATTATGTGTATAAGAGTGGTGTTACAGCACCTTTGGGTGGCATGGGTTACACAACAAGTGTACCAATTATTGCAATCGCCAATACTGCAACGGGTACTATCACAGCAAGTAACACAAGTAATTTAGTTGTTGGTTCTTCTACAGCAACATTTACAACACAATTAAATGTGGGTTCATATTTGGTTACAACATCCAATGTAGTTGTTGGTCAAATCAGTTCTATTGCAAACTCAAATACATTGTACTTGTCATCGAATGCATCAAACAATTTTACAACATCATCGTTCTATAAAGCTTCTGCACAGTTGGTTGTTCCTGGTATTTTAGGTACCGGTGCAACATTTACAGACATTGTGTATAACGTTGGTGCGGTAACCACAATTAACATCACAGATAACGGTGAAGACTATATTTCTGCACCAGGCGTTTCATTGGCAGTTCAAGACATTGTTGTACAAAATGTAAATCCAATTTTACTTCCTGCTGCTGGCGATGCAATCTATCAAGGTGCAAACGTTAACGTTGCAACATATACAGCTACAGTAGATTCTATCTTTGTTGTTCAACCAGACGCAAACCCAGCAAACTCTGTGTATCAACTAAGAGTTTATAACTACACATCTATTCCAGTTCAAAATACGGCTGGTGTTATTGTTCCATTGAAGATAGATTCTATTGGTGCCACACTAAACATTTATACAGGGTTTAACAATACAAAACAAGTTAATACAAAATTAACATTTGATAATACTGATGCAAGATTCGGTAAAGTATCTCCTGGTGTTATTACTTATGGTGATGGACATGCAAAGGCAAAATCAACATTCTTGAATGGTCTGGTGATTGGTGCAGGACAATATCTAGACACTGTTGGTCAACCAAGTTCGTTTAGTGTTCTACAAAATCAAGAATACAACAACTACACATATCAGATTACACTTTCAAAAGAAATTGAAAAGTACCGTGACGTGTTGTTGAATCTATTGCACCCAACAGGTATGCAAGTTATTGGTCGTATTGCAATGTCATCGAACAATAACATGAACTATACGACTGTTGATGCATTGGC